TATTCTGTGGATGATTGCAATGATCGCAATGGTCTGCTTTGTATGCTCACAAAAGGAAAAAAAAGATGAAAAGACTACTGATAGTTTTAGCCCTGACAGGGTGCGCCACCACAAACCCCGGGGGTTATAGCGTCACCCCGCCAGCTCAGAAGCTGGTCGTGGATAAAGAGGTTCACGCCATGACCAGATTAGAGACCGCCAACGCGATTCAGGACTGTCAGGCGGCTCGCACTAGGGCTGTGGTGATCTACGGACGGAGAGCCGTGGGAGGGGTGACTAGGGACGTTGTAATTGATGTAACTTGCGCCCCGCTGTACTAAAAAAGAACCCGGCCTAAACCGGGTCAAGGGTGCTGCTTGAGGAGTGCCTTAACTGTAAGTCCGAGTCCCCTGCCGGTCAATGATTAGCTTCTGACCGCGTGGGGACGTTTCCGGGGTGTTTGGGACGCTGATGTGCGTCCATGAGTCAAACTCTAGGATGATCTGATCGAACGGCACAGAGGCCGCTATACAAGCCTCTACGACCTCTCTAGGCTTCATGCCGGGAACCCGTAGGTCAGCCGCACAACCTAGACGGTGCTGGGAGGTGTCCTTAGACCCTACAGCGTCATTGACCTGTTTCGACCGAAAGGCCGAGTTGATCATCACGGGCTTCCCCCCAACCGCGTCCTTGACTTGTTCTAATAGCGCCGCCAGACGGATTAGGTTCTCTTTCTCTGCGTTAGACGGAATGTTGAGCCAGCCGTTACGCTCGGCGGTCTCAGACCGGGTCAGCTCATCGTATGTAAAGTGTTCGGATAGGTTCATTTCTTCTTGTCCATGATCTCATCGAGCTGGGCGCTCTTTTCTTTAGATCCTTGACTAGACCCAAAGTAATAACCCAAGACCATAGTCATGGCAGAGGTCAGCGCACCCAGAACGTAAATAAGAATGTCTTTTGATTGGGTGTTGACCTCTACAAAAATGATGACCAAGAAAAGGATAAAAGTCAAAGAAACTGTACCTAACGCCAAGATTGGCGTAATAATTTTATTGATAGTTGGCGCAAACTCGCTGGTAGCAATTTCTATCTCGCGCTTACGGGCTGAGTCCATTTCCTTGACATGGGCCTCTAGTTCAGCCAGTTGACCCTTCTGGGCCATCTCCATGAGCTTGGCCTGTGCTTCCGCTTTAGCGGCTGGGTCGGGCAGAACTTTGTCAAGAACCTTTTCCCCTATAGATAGCAGAGCTGCGATTGGTAACATTTTTATCCTTTCGTTGCTAAATAGAGACCGATATTGCTAAAAGCGTAACCGGCAAAAACAATAGCCATTCCTAGGTTCCCTTTTGCTCCCTGTTCAAAACCTATGTATGCATATACACACCCAACCAGAATGATCAGCCACGGGCTCATACGCGCTGACCACGGAAGTAAGCTATCCCACCAATAACCTCGCAAAGCTCTGGCGGCAGTAACTTTCCGTTTTCAAACGTAAGCACCGCGAATCCTGAACACCAGTTGACGGGATTCATTTCTGTATATACGAATTGGTCACTATAAGGTTCCGCAAGCGTCCCGGCATCAACTCCCCACCTACGACCATCGTAATCACTAAAGGGGGTGATTTTGAGCTGGTGTAGATGCCCGGTGATAATTGAGCGCCCCGATTTCAGGGCATTATTCCAAGTGCTGTGTATCCCGTTATGATAGCGATGCTTGATAATTACCGAGCCATTGATGTCTATACGCCAACCAGTATGCCAACCCGGAAAGTACGCAAACAGGTCGCTGAACTCAGATAGTTCTGGGGCGTTCTGGGCAATGTAGTTAAAGAGTCGGACATCATGGTTGCCGTAAGTCCAAAGTTTGACTGCGTTCTTTGATGCCTTTGCAATCTCATCTAATCGGTCTTGACAGGCTTCTATCTCTTGCTTTGGAGTAGGGGGATTGGTTCCCATCAGGGCGGCGTGGCGGCTTATCCTAGCCCCATCAAAAACGTCCCCGTTAAGCGCAAGTGTTTTAGGCTTAAATTCAGTTATCAATTTAACAAACGCCTTGTGCGCCGTAGTTGATTCTTCGGGCCAGTAATGACAGTCACTAGCAATAAAAACGTGACCGTTTTCTACTGTGTGTTCTATCACCCTACGGTTTTCAGGTATATAGGTGTTGCGCTTGCTTTCTTGTGGCGCACAGTAGGCTGGCAGAGGTATCCCGCGATCCATTTGGATCTTAGCCTTGCGCTGACCAAAACCACGCACAGACATACCAACGAATTCAGCAGCCAGCTTGGTGCTGCCAAACCGTTTCATTGCGGTAATAATTTCTTCGTCAGATACTTTTTTTAGTGCCACGGCTTTTCCCCATAAGTTTAACTTCGTCAATAGGCTCATGGGAGCTGGTGTCGTAAGTGCAAGAGATGGCAACCGCATCGCGGGGAGATGCCCCCATGTGCATTGCCGCTATTGCAAAGTTAGCGCCAGTACCTATTGCCCAAAAGTCGTTCTTAATGCGGGCAGGAATGATGGTACTTTCGTAAATATAAATACCATCATTTCTAAGCTCAAGAACGGTCACATCAATATCAGAATCTAAATCACTACCTGATTCCATTGCCTGATAAAACTTTAGAATCTTGTCCCAATCACCGCAAGCACCGTATACGCAATCCTTTCCACGGCGTAACTTTTCAACTAGATAAAACGAATCGTCACCGCTGACCATGCTATCTGCGGCTATTTCTCCAGTAGAAAATCTAGCGGCAATCGTGGTCATTACCAAGCCCCTGTTGCTTTAAGCACCCCATAAAAGATAGCCGATACTGCAAAAATTGTTATCCAAATAATCCGTTCTTCAGCCCGAAAACGCTGAAAATCATGGTCAAGAACCTTGCGTTCTTTTCGCATTTGAGCAATTAAAGATTGCACTTCTGTGACAGCAGACTTGCCAAACTCCCGTTCCATGTCCTCGTACATACCTTGCTCGGCGGCTCGGATCTTGCGGACTTCACGGTATTCGTTGGCAGCGTCAATAAATACTAGGTCTCCACGCCTCTCGAGCTGAAGCTGCTTTTTTTTCCACGCTACCCTAGCCTTGGCTTCCTCATCGAGAAACGATGAGACCTCTGCCCCGGTCTGTTTGATCTCGCGACCAACTTTGACGGCTTCTTTAATTCCTTCTAAAGCTGCTCGGGCGGTTGAGGCTGGATCTGCCATTCATTTGTCTGCCTTGTCATGGAGACGCTCGTACAGCGATCCAATCAAGCTCTCTAGCTTGTCAAACCTTGCGCTCATCTCAATCCTGACTTCTTTTAGGTCATCCCTGCGGACATACATCTCCCGCAAGTCCTTTTCTATCTGGTGGGTGTCCCTACGCAACTCTTTTAAAGAGTCCCATATTTCGCGAGCAAACCATCCTAGCGCAGCCAAGACGCTACTTAACCCAATATTTATGACAGTTTGCCAATCCATGTTAGGTTTTCATTATGTAGCAAAGCGCAAAGTACGGGGGCAGATTGGCGTTGGTTCCTGAGTTACCCGAATTATTTATAGTGGTTGTAGTTGCAACCGTAATTCCTGTTGTCTTTGAACCAGATGTTGTACTACTGGTTGAAGCCGCTGCATCTGGGCCAGAAGTTCCACCAAATGGCAACGCCGCCCCCGGAACGCTATGTGTATGACCGGGATCAGTTACAACAGACGTACTTGTTGCCGTATGGTTATGTGTTACTACAATTGCGTCAGCAGAACCGCCAGTAGCGTCTACTGCATAAGTTGATCCAGCACCAACTATGAACCGGTCTCTTAGGTCTGGGGTTCCGTTAGATCCGTTACACAAAACGTAGCCCGCAGGGATAGATCCAATCGACCCAGACCAAAGGAAAATACCACCCGCAGGGATTGGCGTTGCAGCCGGTGGGGTAGCCCCAATAATCCCGTAGAGGTTGTCGTAGGTCTGGATGGTTACGTCTGCTGAGTCCTTAAGGATGAACTTGTAAAAGAACCCTTCAGTCAACCAAATGTCGTTAGGCGGTCTACCACTTGTCCCTAAAATGATAGGGTTGGCGTTAGCCGTTAGCCCTGAACTGCTAGTGTAAGTAGCCAAGGGCGTGCTTGACCCGGCCTGATAGGTATAAATCTTACCGGCGTTAAGCGGCGCACCGTTGTTATCGAAAAACTGAAATCCGTTGCCAATTGGCGAAAGATTGACTGCCATAGTTATTTTCCTCTTAGAATTTCACCAAGGGTTCGTTCCTGTTGTGTCCCCGCAAGTGGCTTTAATGACTCACGCTCAAACCTTTCTGCGGCTTTTCCTGCCCTATATGTTTTATATGCGGTTACCGATTGACCAAGAATAGGAGTCATTTCTGCCGCTAAACCAAACTTTTCCGCAAGACCGGCAACCAAGGTATTGCTGTTGTTTGCAAAGCTACCCTTGGGCTGGGCCATAACCTTGCGCGATACCTCGCCCAAGTTCTTTAATTGTTTTGCAGAGTCAGGGTCAAATACTTCTAGCAGCTTGGGCTCCAAGTCCCGCAAAATCTTGTTATACGCAGCCTGAGAAAAGTTGCCAGAGCTATCAACCGCCTTGCGGGTAATAATTTCCATAAGCCCTGCGGCTATGGCCTGTTGTTCCGGTGAGCCCCTGCCTAACGCGGACATCATTTGGCGCACGTTAGCTTCTGTGCCTTTACCTTTTGACAACACAAAGGTGTCAATAAAGTTCTCAGGGGCTACCTTACCGTCTACGGCTGCGCTGTATGCTGGATCTCTTTTTAGCGCATCAAACCGTTCTTTGGCGGCCTTGCGAGCTGCGTCAGCTAGTGGTTTAAGTTTAGCGGCCTCGCCGGTCAAGGGTAGGTTTTCTAATGAGTCCCTAACAACTCCCAAAGCAAAGGACTTGTTACCGTCCCCAGCTCGTTCTGCCTTACGGATCTCGGTTGCTAGGTTAGTACGCAAGGACTCAAACTGCTCAAAGTCCATGCTTGACCCGTCCCGGTAGGACTGAAGTTGCCGGTCAATCTCAGGCGGCAAGAACTCGCTTTTGAGCTTTTTCTTTAACTGCTGGTCTGCGCTCTGAACAAACTTTTGTGCATCAATTGGAAAGTTACCGCCAGCGGCCTGTTCTAGTTGACCATAGAGCTGACGGATGTTGTCATTGCGTTGCCGGTCAATATTTAGGTAGCCGTCAATAACCTGTTGCCCAAAGTCTGATGATTTTGTTCCATAAGCGTCAGGCGCTGCGTTTTTGCGTATTAAATTTAAGTTCTCAACTAAAGCGTTATTTTGCTCATTAATTCTTCGAGCAATTGTAGGAAACTCAGCCCGGCGGTTTAACTCGTTACTGAGCGCAACCAAGTCCCCGGTAGCTTGACCTTTAGTGAGCTGAATGGGCTCTGGTAGGTTTAGCGCCTGAACGTGAGACTCCAAAGCATTTAGGTTTACGTTCTTCAAAGGCATTTGGCTTGCCGTTCCCCGCATTTCTACGGGTAACTGGTCGATTGCGGCTTGAACCGCTACCGGGTTTTGACGGCCTGCAGCTCCAACGCTTGCCACTCCGGGTAGCCCTGCTGGGTCTTGGCCTTTGATTACATTCTGTTGAACCTGAAACTCTTGATAAGTTAAACGGGGTTTTACTGCCGGTTTGGTAGCGCGTGGCAACACAGGCGGGACTGCGCCAGTAGCCACCGGTGGTAATTTGCTTTCCTCAAACAACTTGGCAGCCCCCGCCATCATTTCTTGACCGGCTTGGGTCTTGGGCTCATAGGTAGCAGCCTTCATAACCTGACCAAACACGGGTTGACCAACTTGTGCGCCACCGCCGAACACCTTGCTTTGAATGTCTGACGCTAGTTGTGCGCCCGCAGCAACAGGTGCTACAACGGCCTGAGATCCTAAAGCCGCTACGGTCTCACCAACACCTTTTACATAATCGGCAAAAGACTTGCGCTTGACTGGAACGGGTGGGGCTGATACAACACGGCCTGACGCATCGACCTGTGGAACGGCTGCGGCTAGGATCTGTTGTTCTTTATTGACTGCGGCCTGTTGCTGTTGACCGATATTTGCAATACGTTTATCAATAATGTTTTCAAGGTCTAAAGATTCTGCCTTCGGAGCCTTCTTTAATCGCTGATCAATTAAATCCTCAAGGTCAATAATTGATCCTGTCTTTTGAAAGAACTTTTGTCTTACTTCTTGCGGTCTTTTATTAAAATCCGCTTGAGCATCTTTGCTATCAAAAATACGTTCAATATGATTTGGCAAGATTCCTTCGTTTAGCATCATCTGCTTTGCGTTGGCAAGCTCGTCTTCCGTCATATTTTCAAAACGGTACAAATCTTTCATTTTAAGCGCCCTGTGTCGGACAACCGTTTAATGTTTTGAAGTTTTGTCTTGAACTCTTGTAATTCTGCCGCGTCTGTTGGGAGTAGTTTTTCTAATGCTTCGCTACGGCGTTTTGGATCACGTTCATTTTTATTAATGTACATTGCCTCAAAAATCTTTTGATCCGCATTGGCTGACCACGCTTGACGATAGGCTGGTAGGTTTGAGTCCCCAAACTGTTGAGCAAACTTTTGAGCGCCTTTGGCCTCCATGTCAAGTCTAACAATGTCTCCAGCTACACGGGTTGCAACAGACTTTAAGACTGATGGTGGGTAGGTCTCATCTCCGTTAGCCTTGGCAACTAAAGCCTTACCAGCGTCAGTAGACATTGACTGACCAGAGGCTTGTATTGTTGCAAGTTCTAAAATTGCTAAATCTTTGCTTAACTGTTTAAATTGCTCATCACCAAAAAATTCACGAACTGCTTTTTCTGCTTGTTGTAAAGATCCGGTAGTAAATCTGCGGTCTTTTTCTAATTCTTTGATTCCTGACAATACTGCGTCTACGTTACGAGCCGATTTGTTTACAGTTGTTTGAGTTGCAATCAAATCAGTACGATACTTCTGACCAGCAGCCAAGTCTGCGGGCTCGCTTGGACTTGTAGCGCGAGGAATACCCGGACGGGGTGGCTCGTATGGCAACGCAAACCCTGCATCTGCTCGACCAGCTTGTCCCATCATTGGAGCTGCTTGGGCCATCGGAGCTTGTGCTACTGGTTGCTGTGTTATTGGAGCTGCTTGAACTTCTGATGGCGGTACTGGGCTTACGGCTGCGCCAATCGGCGCGGTCATGGCTTCGGGAGTAACTCCCGGCCTTCTGAAAGCTGGCTGATTTGTAGGAATGGTAGACACGCCTATTGCACCGGCTCCACCCAAAGTTGACACGCGAGATGCGTTGTCTAGTCTTGATAATAGTTCCTCTTTTAACGCCCCGCGTAACATTCCGGGGTTATCTGTGGCTACCCGAATAATTGGCGCAAGAAGCTCATCAGCCCGCTTGGGATCTATTTTCATGGCCTTGGCGTGATCACGCCCAGCCGTTGTAATATACTGAATTAGTTTTTGTTGATCTACAGAGTTAGGATCTTGCTCTGCCTGAATAACCATTGGGTTGTTAATTGCAGAACTTAACCGGGAAACCATACCGGTGAGTTCTTTTTCTGCAATTCCAAGTTCTCCGCTTCTAACCTCTTGTTGAGTTTTTTTAATCAGTTCTGGATATAGTTCTGACAGGCGAGAGTATTCCATCGCCTTCGTTGCGGTTCCTAACAGTTCTCCAATTGATGTACGCTTTGGGCCTTGAACTCCAAGCGGAATCTGTGGGTTTATTCCAAAGTCAGCCATATTAAATCCTTACCCGTAAATTACTTGAGTTGGTTGTGGGCGCATTTGTGTTAATTTGTAAGCCATTGCTGCATCGCCTATATTTCCAAGTGCGTTTGAGTACGCATTAGCCGCGCCAACTGTTCCAGCGGCTTGAGCTTGAGCCCCGCCTACGGTTAGCTGTCCAAGGTTTTGAGCTGTGGCTTGACCGGCGGTAATACCAGTATTTACTGCTCCCTGACCCATACCAGCTATGTTTGCTAGGGTGTTGTAAATGTTTCCGCGCTCGGTCTGGAACCGGTTAAATGCGTTTGAATACTCGGTTGATGCAAGGTTTTGACCGTAGTCTGCTAACCCTCTTAACGTATTACCTGATAAAGCTCCACCACCTACGTTAGCCAGCCGTTCTGTGGCCTGTGTTCCGTACTGCATACGGAAAGCCATTGACGGGTCTAGGTACTGATCCCTGTAATCTTCAAACCGCCCAGTTAAATATGGTTTCATGCCGCCAATATCTTTTAGGGCGGTGTACCCTTGTTCTCTGTACGGGCCAAGATCCTCACGACCTTGTTCGTACATTTCCCGTTGAATTTCGGCAGCTCTGACCGTTGCGTCAGCCGTGGTCTGGGCTGCGGACTTGGCTGCCTTAGCTCCCATATATCCACTAACTAGCTGAGAACCTCCTACTACCGCAGCACTTACTGGATCAGGCATTTTGGAACTCCTTTACATAATCTTCAAAAGTTTCGCCATACAATCTGGCTACAAAATCGGACGCATTAGCCGCAGCTTCAAACCCGTGGACTAGGCGCACCACCTCTAAAATCAGGTCGTAATAGGCAGCTCTCCACATATAAGCCTTGTGCAAATCTTCCCTATTATCCTCTAATCGGTTAGCTCCAATCCACCGCAAAACTAAGTTGCTTACGATTGGTAACAGTTCTTTAGAATGATATTGAAAGAACGTGTTGTTGGGCAATAAAAACATGACCTTGTAGATCACCGCTTCCTTTTCTTGCGGGCTAACCTCATCGTTGTCGCGCCAATCGTCTAACCCTTGGATAACGCTCCAAAAGTCTAAAAGCCAACGCACCGTTGGTTCAGGTAGATTTAGAGGGGCAAAGTGTTCAGGCTTCATACATCGTAGTAAGGAACCTTCTTAGATTCCCCGTTAACCGTGATATTGATGAACCCCCGTGGGTTTGCCGGTAGGGTTGCAGAGCCAGCCGTAGCCGTAGAGCTGCTAGAAAAGTTAAGCAAGTTCAAAAAGAATAATTGCCAAGCCGGGGTCGGTCTGCCCGCATTGTTGACTAATTGGGAGGTCGGAATTACCTGATTCTGGGGTAGTTGGGCCATCAGTTATCCCCTGCTTCCGCTTTTAGGTTCGCAGACACGATGACCGCCTTGATTGGGTCGGTGATCACAACCTCGAATATCCTGTCCCGCGCAAACCCCAACCGCCTCCACATGGCCCGCGTGAAGTACTGACCCTGCTTACCTATAGTTACCCAGTTCTCATTAGACCAAGTAAAGCCGCCGTCATCTGACCAGCGGAGCATCGCCTGTGGGTCTTGACCCTGACCGACCGGTAACCCAACCCCCGGCTGGAACTGGATCTGAAGCTCGGCAAAATACTGACGCTGGAGGTCTGTGGTTATGTGGGGACACCTTCTCAGACGGCGTATTAGCTGACCGTCATCGGTGTACTGGGATAGAGACAGTCTATAGAGCTTGCCGTTCTCATAGTCTCCAAGCAATACTTGCTGGTTAAAAAATGCACAGCAATTACCCCGGTGGCGCTCGTACTCGTTTTGGTTATTGGTGTAGAGCCACTTGTGCCAAAGCCCTGTAGTGATGTCGTAGGCCCAAGTCAGGCCGTTAGTCCCAATTGAGGGGAACGTCACAACGTAGGTCTCGTGGCCCTCTAGCTGGTACGTCCACGCAATTGCATCAGATACGTCTTGACCGACTAAGGTCGTTTCAACCGCGTGGGTCGAGATCCTCTGGGGGATGTAGCCGTTCATCTGGACGATGGTGGCCTCGCCTCGGTTGTTCTTAGAGACGTACGCAAAGGAGTTACCCACCCGCGCGCAGGAGTAGGCCGCAGCGATACCCTGCTGAGTGCTTGATCCTTGAATTCTCTGAAAGGGAAAGGGGACGGAACCAACGTCTAACCACGCTTCTGAGGACATCTCACCCAGTAGGTAGACCTCCCGGCGGTCAACGATGATAGCCACTAGATCATCTGGTGAGCCATCCTTGGACGCAAACGACAGGGGGTCAGTAATCGGGGATAAGAGGTCGGACGCAGCCCAAAGCTGGCTCTGAGGCTTATTGTAGACAAAGTAGTTGTCCGAAATATCTACCGTCCCACCGCCCTCAAAGGCTCCGTCTGTAGAGGGTAGAACCGTCCAGTTAAGCGCATATATTGTGGTGCTAGAGACCGTCTGGGAGGCGCTGACGGTGTACGTTCCCGCACCACCAGAGCCCGTACCAAAGGCTTTAATAATCGTTCCATCGGTCACCCCTGTGCCTTCAATCGTCTGGCCTATCTTCAGAGTGCCGCTGGTCACCGCGCTAACGGTCAAAGTTGTGCCAGATATAGATCCGGTCACAATAGCGGGTGATGCGACAGAGTTGATTGCGGTACTTGCAACGGTTTGGGAGTCGCTGACCGTATAGGTTCCAACGCCTCCTGATCCAGTTCCTAGTGCCGTAATCACGGAATTTTGAGCTATGCCCTGACCAAAAATGGCTTGTCCAACCGCAATCGTTCCGCTTTGGACTGAGGTCACCGTCAAGGTCGTAGAGCTAATTGAGCCGGTGAAAATAGCTGATGACGGGGCGCTGATGAACCATGTGTAGCGGTAGGAATCGTCCACGATGTAGACGTTCACCCCGTTATCCACAATCCCAACCTGACCCGTTGCGGTGTTCATCTGACCAATCATTACGGGGGTCAAATCGTTTTCTAAGACGTACACAAAGTCACCGCAAACCGCTACAACCTGTTGCCCACCAGACAAAGTTCTAAGACCTCGGACTTCTTCCTGATTGGGGAAAATAGCCACGGTCTCAAGCCCCGGAGTCGGGTAGAGCGCAACGATACCGCGCTCGCCTTGAGCCTTGGTTGGGTCTATCTCAGGGTAGAAGTTGATGCACTCTTGAGCGTCCTGAGTGATCGAGGGAGCCTCGTAAGCCGCGCCTACAAATCCAAAGTCAGGCATTACTGAAAGCCCCCGGTCAGAATCCAACCAGCGTCCGCACGCTTACCAACCACTAGAACGTCATCGTACCTAGCGGACTGCATGGGCTTCATGTTGGTTCTCTTGATCGTGGCCTTGGCCTGAGAAGCCAACCCGTTGATCATGGCGAGCTGCTGGGGGTTGGACTTGCCGTACATGGGCATAAGCCTTTCCGCAAGACACCAGCGCAAGCACATGATGTAGCCCTGCGGGATCACGATGGTGTCGTTGATACTATTAAAACGCTGGAATATGGTGTCGCAGAATATGTGCATCTCGCCCTGTGACGGGTTGGGCCAGAAGTAGAACGTACCCATAACCTCTGATGGCTGGTAGTAGACCGCCTTGGGCCACGGGCCGTTCTGGGTCTTAAGACCAATCAGCTCGTAGTTCTCAAGGTTCAAAATAGCTACCGGGTAATCTAGACCGCCGTTGACGATAGGCTGACCGTTAGAGTTAGTGTTCACCCGCACAAAGGCTGAGTTCACCGACAGAGGGCGCTCGTAGTAAGCAGTTATTGTGGTCGAGGCTACGGTCTGGGTGTTATTGACCGTATAAGTCCCGGTGTAGTTTACGTTGCCACCAGCTCCGGTTCCAAAGCCTGTAATCTTGGTTCCAGCCGTAATTCCTGATCCTGTTATCACCATCCCAAGCGCAATCCCGCCCTCGGTAATGTTAGTGACCGTTAGGGTATTCCCTGATATTGAGCCGGTAAAGGTGGAGTTGACCTGACCCGTTGGGCCAACCGTGTACTGGGTCTGTCCCGCAGTCAGGGTGAAGATGATCTCGGTCTTGTAGTAGACCATCATTTGTTCGTTTGACCATTGGTCGATCATGTCGTTCAACATATCGAACGCGTCTTGGGCCTCGGCAGGGGCCGGGGTCTCGCCCGCAGCCAACGCCCCGATGTCCTTCATGGCGCGGCTAATAATGTCTATTGGCTGGGTCATAACTTCACCTTAAATGTCTCTACTTTCCACGGTGGATCGCAGCTCTCGGTATTGTCTAGTGCCTTAAGTTGTTCGGCAAGCCTGTCTTTAATGAGGTGGCGGTCACCTTCTTGGGCATCCATATCAACCCAATGCGACACCTGATGCTCGGACAAATTATCTTCTATTTGGTACGGTTTACGAAACTTCCAGTAGCCCTCAGTAGCTACCTTTTTATTGTCCTCGGAAATTTCACAATAGTATTTGACTTGGCAAACCAAGCCGTCATCGACTTTTAATTCGGTAATTTTCCAATTAAAGGTCGGCACTTATTTTCTCCATAATCTCATCAAAACTCTCTGACACCTCCCAAGAATTGCCGTTCATACCGTAGGCAACCCGCACCTTTGACCCATCCTCTTGAGTATGCTCAAAGATTGACGCAATCAGGTCTGTATTAAGGATCAGACCCTCACCGATGCGGCCCTTGGCGGCGTTAGTTAGTTTGATAAGTTTCACGCAATCACCTCTTCAACCCACAAAGTTGTAGCCTCGTCCCATGAGTAACGCTTGCCGTCATTTGGGTAGGCAACAGGTGCGTCCCACAGGCAAGTGGTCTCGTTTAGCAACCATGAGGCATAGGGTTTGGGAGGAATGAAAGCGTCCCGGCCCGCATCGTAGGTGTACCCGATACCAGCGTAGTTCTTACGGAACGGAGTTCCACCTAATGCGTGTACGCCGCCGTGGGTGTTGTAGCTGGTCTGCTTATAAACATCGCCTGTTCGCGCAGACAGCTCTGCCTCTTTGCCGTTGTCCTCATCCCGACCTACCGTGACGAAGATTACGATGTTATTTGAGTCAAGTTTTGCAAAGTGTGCCAATTGCTTCTCCTTAAATAAATGTTACGACTTCTGAAGTTGTAGATGTTGCGGTCACGGTATAGACCCTGAAACCACCGCTTGCAGAGCCACCAGTAAAGGTTACACCGGATGAGAAGGCCGCTGTGTAGGTGTCAGGAATCTTGATGATTACGACACCGGAGCCACCTGCGCCACCACTAACTGTTGCGCCATTTCCTCCACCAGAACCCCCGCCACCTCCTGTGTTTACGGTTCCAGCAGTTCCATTCCCTGTTCCAGAATTACCAGCACCACCACCTCCAGAGCCGCCAGCTCCGGGAGTACCAGTTGCCGTACCACCACCCCCACCGCCAGAATATCTAACAGTTGAACCAGTTATTGAAGTTTCGGTTGTAGTTCCTTGTCCTGTCCCGCCTGATGCAAATCCGGTACTACCACCATTTCCACCGTTTGTGCCCCCAGCGCCGCCATTATTAGACCCACTTCCATAAGCTCCACCACCTGAACCACCATTGCCCCCGGAATAAGGAGATAGATTAGTAGAGCCAAAACCACCGCTTGCTGTGTTCGTTGAAAATGCTGATTGGTTACCGTTAGCGCCACCTGGAGTTCCACTACTGCCTCCAGAGCCTCCAGCACCTACGGTAACTGTATAAGAAGTGCCAGCCGCAAGACTTAATGAACTTCCGGCGGTTGTGTATCCACCGCCGCCACCGGATGATGACCACGAACCGCCACCACCTCCACCAGCCACAAAGTAATCCGTAGTAACAGTAGCCGCAGTAGCCACAGAAAAACTAACCGTCTCGCTAGTTGTGCTTGTAGCCGTGACCGTGTAAATCAGGTCTGTGCTTGTAGACGATACAGAGTAGGTAACACCGCCAGAGAATGTCGCACGATATGCGTTAGGTATTTTGATGATAACTATGCCTGAACCGCCACCACCAGAAGTTGCATTGTTGTGTGAACCACCACCTCCACCGCCCGTGTTTGCAGTTCCACTTGTGCCATTTACTCCTGATTGACCGCCAGCACCACCACCACCAGTTCCTCCTGAACCAGCAGTAGCCGCATTAGCACCACCACCCCCACCACCTGCATAAGTAACAGATGAGCCAGTAATACTGTTTGCAGTACCAGCACCACCATTACCGCATACGCCGCTTGCAGCGTTACCCCCTACCGCAGATGCACCGCCACCACCACCTGTTGTAGCAGAAGTTAATCCACTTATTTGTCCTATACCGCCGTTGTTACCTTGTGATGGGCTTGTAGATGGTGTATTTCCATTACCCGGAGAGCGGTTATTAAATTCATCATACGATTCGCCGCCTCCCGAACCACCATCATTAGTTGATGTTCTGTTTTCACCTCCGGCGATACCGCCACCACCGCCCGTTGATGTGGTTGTACTGAATACAGAATCAGAACCTTTGTTTCCAGTTGTTACTCCGCTTGTTACAGACGCACCACCAGCACCTACTGTTACCGTGTAGGAAGTTCCAAGGTTTACAGAAGTTGTGGTTGATGTGCGATAACCGCCTGCTCCACCGCCACCGCCGTAACCTCGACCACCTGAACCACCTCCAGCCACAACTAATAGGCTACTAACAGTAAACGTCCTTGCAAACGTCACAGTCTCAGATGTAGTAGACGTAGCAGTTACAGAGTAGATGTTGAACCCAGAGACAGATGTGGACAGGCTAGATGTAACGCCACCAGAGAATGTTGCGGTTACGTTGTCAGGTACTTTAATGATGACAATGCCAGAGCCGCCTGCGCCGCCGGTTGATGCAGAACCTCCCCCGCCACCACCACCACTACCAGTATTGATTGTTCCCGCAGAACCGTTTGTTGACCCAGCAGCGCCGTTGCCACCACCCCCCGAACCACCATTACCCGGAGTGCGACTAGTAACCACACCACCGCCACCACCTCCAGCACGAGTTACAGATGAACCTGTAATTGAAGAAGCAACGCCAGTACCACCATTACCTCCGACTGCGGTTCCTATACCACCGGTTCCTGCGCTACCTACTGCACCAGCACCGCCACCTCCACCAGCAGCGCCATCACCGGCTTGCCCGCTTCCAGCGCCACCCGCATAACCTTGATTGGATGTTCCAGCAAAACCAGACTGCCCCCAATTACCGCCACCACCAGAACCACCTGTGCTTTGAGAGCCACCGCCAGTAGAAGTTACTGTTGATAAAACAGAATTTGACCCAGCACTACCTCCGCTACTAGCAGACCCACCAGCACCAACAGTTACCGTGTATGCAACG